TTCTACGCGCACGGCGCGCACGCCAACGTACCGTGCCTCGTCAATGGACTGCTCGATAGCGAGTACGCCGCCGGCTGGTACTTCGCCTTCATATAGGCACGCTTCCCAAAGGCCGTTTTCTAACCAGCCCGAGTGTGAGCTAGTCCAAGTGTTGACCGAGCCGCGTAGAAACGCGTTGCGGTTTGGTGCCTTGGCTTCAGCCTCAATAACTGACATGTCGAGCGTGTAACCAAGAGCGGGGTTACTGTAAATCCACGCGCTAGGACTCATCGGGTCTATGTTGCTCGGGGGGCTAAATTCGGCAAAGTAGAGCGGGCCGTGGTCGCCAGCGTCAATAGCTCGTATGCCTTGCTCGCGCCAACGCAACATGGCCTTACTTTCGGGTGTGCCGGCAGTTGACCACATAGACATAAGCGGGTTTTTTCTTGCGCGCTGGGACGGTAGCAAACCTTCGTCAATGGCGGCCTCGGAAACTGACCACACTTCGTCAACACAAATAAGGTCGGCACTGTAACCGTGGCCGGCTTGTGGGGTCGCAGCTCTGACTAGCCATGTGCTGCCGTCTGGCATCTCTAGGTTCATACGGCCGTATGACCACGAAATCTTGGCATTGAACTTGGCACCAAGAATGGGCGCGAGGTACTTAAATAGCGCGGTAGACAAGTCGAGTTGGTGACTGCATGTAATGACCGTTTGGGGTTTGCCACGGTTGCCGCCTTGGGTGCAGAGCCACCAGCCAATAAGTGCGGCCATGGCAGTTGTCTTGCCGTTCTGTCGCGCAACGCTCACCAGCGAAACACGGTTAACAAAGTCGCCGTTGGGTTTCATTTCGGTTTGCCCGGCAATTACTCGAAGCTGCCAAGGCTGCAATGACACGCCTAATACCTTCTCTGAGAAATCCCCAATGTCTGCCGCGAACGATAGCGCCTCACTGTTAGTGGTCGTCTCTAGTCGGGGCTGGTCGTGGCCAGTTACCGCCAGTTCGCTTGTTTCCGCCAAAAATAGAGGATTTAGGACTTGCGGGGGCTTCCGTTCGCTTCCAGAAAAAAAACTTCCATTACTCTGCGTGGTTTTTTGCGTGTTCAGTTCTAGTACACCGTTTTGCTCACGCTCTTTCCGCACTCTGTAACTCTGACCGCGCCTAGCGTTGCAAGGCTTGCAGCTGGCCACAAGATTGGTTATGTCGTTTGTCCCGCCGGCGTCGCTCTCCAATAAATGGTCGGCCTCGGTTGCTCGCGCTATGCCGCACCAGTGGCACACGGGTTCATCGGCTAAGAGTTTGGCTCTGTTGCGCTTAAATTCGCTGGTGGCCCGTTGCTTACCATTGTGTGTTGTTGTCATGTTGTTTGCTCCCGCGCTATCGCTTGGCTAACGCGCCACTGCGTGGCTTGTTGTCTGGTCTGTTGTCGAGTCTTGTGCACTACGTCCCCCCACACTTCCAGCAAGTAGCTGTGGCTGCCGGCTGTTTCATAGTTGAGGACGGACACCATACGTATTTGTGACGTTTAGACGCTGCACACCAGTTCATTGACATGGCGCTCTACCCACGTTTCCGTGTGTTATGCCGGCATAGTGCAAACCCATACGCGGCCGTGAGTATTCCTAAATTGTCGAGCATGGCCTACGTGTTGGCGTCGGCGTGTATGTCGTCTAGACGCGCTTGTAGACCCCATAGGTCTTGCTTTAGACCGTTGGCTTGTTGTGGCTGGTGCTCTAGTTCTTCGAGTATCTCGTTGGCTTGCAGGTCAGCGAGTTGGCTGAACAATGCGCGCAGCTCTAAACGGTCGGCTTCACTCATGCGGGGTTTTGCAATGTTGCTCATTGGTAGTCGGGCCTTTCCCATTCTTGGACTTGTGCGGTGTAGATAGTCGGGTGCGGTAGAAGTGACATGTCGTTAAGCATGTCATGGTGTAGGCGTATTGCGCCGTACTCGGGCGCGCCTAGTTGTTGTATCTCGTAACCAGTAGCCCAACCGTGGATTAGTACCCGGTGTTTATGGACTTGGGCAAGAATGTATATGTGGTTTAGGTCATCGTTTGGACGCGCTGCAAGTTTGGGGCTGGTGTGTTCTGTCGAGCGCACTTGGTAGTTAAGTACGTCAAACCCGCCGCGGTCTACTTCTAGGTCTTGCCAATGCTCACCCAATGACTTGGCTACTGCGTACTCGCCGATGACGCCAGTGATGTTGGACTGCCACCAGTTTTGTGCGCTGTACTTTGTGTTGTCTCGGGGTTTGCGGTCTTTTTGCATGGCGCGTATGTTTCGCCGCGCACCACTAATGGCGCAATACTCTAATTCTTCATAATCGAGTGTTACCAGAACTTTGCTCATATGTCACTAAGCCTTGCTATCACGGCGTCTAGGTCTTTTGGGTACCAGCAATAGCATTCGTACTCTGCCTCTTGTAGGTAGCGTTGCCAACGCAGCTGTGCGTCGGACTGTTTGTTACGGCCGGCTTTTAGCTCTGCGAACACTAGGCCACCCGTGGGGTGGCTCAGCACAAGGTCTGGGAAACCAGCGTCGCCTTGGAAATGGGTGGCCCAACGCTCGCCAACTTGTGCGGGCTTGGCGTGGTAAATCAACCAGCCGCGCAACTTAGCAACTGCTACTACTTGCTTCAAGAATTGGGCTTCTGTCATATGTCCGTAATTATTCGGCATTAGTTGCCTTTTCTAATGCTTTTGCTAAACGCTGGTAGTCAGCTTGGCAGTCCATAAGTTGATTTATGACTATGTTGAGTTCGCGCCTAAGGCTTTCGCATTGCTGGCGTGAGTCGTACAACATGCTTGAATATGCCCATAGTGCTTGCTCAGCCGGCATTTGGTCTATGTTGCTCATTGTTCTGCTGCTTTCATTACTAGTCTGCCTACTATTTCTGCTACTTGTGGTACCACTGCGTTGCCTAATCCTCTAAGTCTGTCCACCCGGTTGGAAACCCCATGAGCCACTCGACCCACGTCGGGTTCAAGTAACCAGTGCTCGTAGGCTCTGCTATTGCTACAGCCTGAACTATCCGCGACGAATACTTTTCGCCGTTTTCTAGCGCTTGTCTCGTTGACTCTACGCTTGTTGATGTCACCCAGTTCGCTGTGGTTGGGGTAGGCCACGATAATAATGCGTTCTCGTTTGTGATTGGCTCCCACGCTCGCTGCTGATATAACGCGCCATTCTGCGTCATACCCGATTTCGGCAAGCTCTCCAATGACTTGCAGTCCCCCCAAAGAGAGATGTCCTCGGACGTTTTCCATAATTGCAAACTGTGGTCGTAGTTCGCTAATGGCTGTCCGAACCCAAGGCCACAAGTGTCGTGGGTCGTCTTTTCCTTTTCGGTTTCCTGCGGTGCTAAATGGTTGGCATGGGTAGCCACCACAAATAACATCGGGTCGCTCGCATTCGTCCCATTTGATTTTTTTGATGTCTCCATGGTTTGGCACCTCGGGCCAATGTTTTTTTAATACTTTGCATGCAAACGGGTCTATTTCTGATTGCCATATTACGTTCATGCCGGCACGTTCTAGGCCTAGGTCTATGCCGCCAATTCCGCTAAATAGCGAGCCAACGGTCAGCGTCATTTAACTTTAGGTATTGGCTTAATGTTTAGGAACATGTCTTTTGCCTCTGAGTACGTCATGGGTGTTTCGGGGTCAAAATCTAGCCCACGCTCCGCGCACATTTGGGTAAGCATTTTTATTTGGTTTGGTGTCGCGCCGCCGCCGTTGGCTGGCTGGGTGTGTGCGCGTGGTGCTGCTTGGCTTGCCTCGGTTTGTTGGCGGGCTGATAGTCGAGCGCTGCCTATTTCTTGAGACCGTGGCCCGTCCAGTACTGGTGTTGGCCGCGCAATGCTAACCACGGTGCTGCGGTCGGTTTCTTCGCTTGCCTGTTGGCGGCCTAGAACCTCGTTGCTGCTGGCTATGGACTTGTCTATGCCAAAACCGAGATAGCCAAGCGCTCTGCCAAGTACCGAGGTAGCGCCGTTGGCCTGCTCGCTGTTTCTAGTAAACGTGGTTTTGCCTGGGTACGGCTCAAAAATGTAGGCGGTCACTGGTATCGGGTCGTCTGGGTCGCGGCTCACCGTTACCGAACACTCAATAAACAACTGGTCACCAACTTGGGTTATTTCTGGTCGGTGCTCGACGATGCGCAGCTGCGGAAACTCTTTAAGAGCCTGCTTGAGACGTGTCTTGACGTCTACGTACTCGGAAAGGTCAAAAGCCATTATTCGTACCTGCCGCTTTCGTCATAGTTTTGTATCCAGTCGGCGGCCCACAATGTGACCAAGCCAAAAACTGTCATGACACCAACAAACGCAAAAACTCCTAGTGCCGTTCTCATTTTGCACCGCGCAATGCGTTGTCTATAGCAATAAGTAGTTGGTCGGTTTCGCCACCAAGTTGCGTATGGCCTAGGTCGTGTAGTTCTTGCACGATGTCGTCTAAACGCTCCACAATGCTGCGTGGCTGTGGTTCTAGCGCGCTGGGGTGTTCTAGCCGGCCGATGGCTTGGCGTAAATCTTCGCATAATGCTGCATCGTCCATTGCGTAGCTGTAGGCGTGTGCGCGCAGGTTGCGGATTAGCACGTCGGTGGCTTTGGGTCGAGTGTTCGCCCACAAGTTTGCTAGTGCTTGGTCTAAATGGTCGGTCGGGTTTACCATGTTGTCTCTTTTCTAGTCGGGTTGAAAATAACTAACGGGTGTACGGTACCACAATTTTTGGTGCGCTGTTGCCTTTCCATGGTGCCCAACCGTGGCGCTTAAATAATGCCAATGAGGCTTTAAGGTTTTTGCGGGGTGACCATAGTTCGGTCATGGCTTTGCGCACAATGCCAGACTCGACAAGAAACCGTTTGTTGCTGCCGTTTATCTGCATGATGCCGTATGAGCCTGTGTATGGGTCGCGCTGGTTCCAAGCACGGGCGAAGCCTTTAGACTCGCGTTTGCATATTTGCATGAGCCGTGGTATTTCGCGCTTAGCCCAACCAACCTCTAGAGCTAGAGCGGTAAAGCGTAGGCAGTCGGGTTCTACCGCTGCTTTCGTTTGTGTAGCCGGCACCAGTAGTGCAGCTGCGGCGAGTACGCCAAGTAGTCGTTTCATAGTTTCTACCTTCCGTCGGGATAAGTAAAAACCTTAATGGGCTTATTGAGACTTTGCGCGCCTTTGCGCTAAAAGCCTTATGG